GCATATGTAAATTCATCACGATAACGAGACTTGATACTCTCTTCAAAATTCTCGTTCAGTGTGAAGTTAACATAGAACTCCATCGAGGTTAGATATGTATTAATCAACTTATTCATGATAGGTAGATACTGCTTGATAATCTTTGTCTTGATACCAGTATCGGTCAGCATGTTTCTTGATGCTTCAGAATATGTTTTATCTTCTCTCAATTTTGATTTCTGTCTGTCAATTGATTTAATTTTTTCTTTAAGAGACTTCAACTTTTCATGGTCTTCCTTCTCAATATTGTCTGTCTGAAGATGTTCAATCTCTGTCTTAATTTTGGTATTATACTTTTCTAACTCAACAATAGAACTGTTTTCTTTTGCAATCTCGACATTGGTTTCTTGAATACGGGATATCACATCATTGCAATATGCTAACGTCTTTTCTGTGGTATTCAACTCATCAACAAGTTCCTGCATACCAAAACTTACTTTGTTTGCAGCACCCTTCTTATTATCAATCATATTATTTTTGAATGTTTCATCAATGTGTTGCTGACAAGTCGGGCAGTCAGTATTGTTCTCAAAAAAATCTATGAGTTTTGTGTGTGCTCGATGCTTCTCTTTAAGTGTGGCTTGTATACCTTTCAACTTCTCAAATCTGTTTTGTGTTTTGGATATGTCATTTATCTCTTTTGCTAACTCTTCATTACGTTTCTCAAGATTTCTTATGGTATCTTTTTTTATAAATAGTTTATTGTCCATTTCAGAGGATTGTGAAATTTTCTCTTCAAGAATCTTATTTTTATTAGCTTCTAAGTCCTCAATGTAGTTCTCTTGCAAAGATATTTTCTCAGATGTCAATTCGAACTCATAATTGACATTTCGCATTTCCTCATCAATAGACTTCAATTTTTGCTTAAGTAGCATATTCATCAAAGAGAAAATCTGTATATCAAGAATCTCTTCTACCACTTCACGACGATGACGTGCCTTCAACTGCATAAACGGAACAAAGGTAGAACTACCCAGAATCACCACCTGAGTGAAACTCTGGTAGTTCAATTTAAGAATCTGTTGTTCAAGATACTTCTGATAATCTCTTACATTGGCATCCTGATTGTACATCTTACCATTAACATATATTTCAAACACATTCGGTTTGATTCCACGAACCACCTTCACCTTTTTTCTGCCAACATCAAATTCAACTTCAACTAAACATGAACTGCCATTTACAGTATTAAGAAGTTGAGGCTTGTTAATGTTACGAAATGGTTTGCCAAACAAACCAAAACACAACGCATCAAGAATGGTGGATTTGCCCGAACCGTTCTCGCCAATAATTAATGTAGTAGAATCTTTGTCTAACGGCATCTCTATGAAAGTGTTACCGGTGCTTAAAAGGTTTTTCCATCTCACACATTTAAAATTGATCAATTATTAGTTTCTCCATAACAAACTGTATATCCTTTCATTTAGAGTTCCAATTCCTGTGCCTCTGTATAGAGAGACTTCATTGTAGTTTTCAATCTACTCTTATCCAATGTAACATCCAGTTCATCAATGTATTTTTCTAGAAGTGTCATAGTGTCTTCTGTATTTTCAACAATATCATCAGATACATTGCTGGCATCCATCTCTGAGAAGTCTTCAATAATCTTTATATCATGTGCGTCTGCCAAAAGTAATCGATCAACGAAATGGTCAAACTGATACAAGTCTTTTTTGTTTACTACAATCACCTTCACATACTTGTTCTTGTATCTACTAACATCATGATTCATATAATCTTGGGTCGTGTCATCATAGTATATCTTACAGAAAAGAGTGTTGGTGTTGACTATGCGTTCTAGTTCTCTTGTCTTCGTATCAAAGATATGAAATCCCTTTGGGTCATCATAGTCATTCCAATAGATTTCGTATGGTGTGCCGAGATAGAATATCTGGCCATCATCTGACTTGTGATGAAAATGTCCACTCATCACCATATCAAATTTCTGAAACAATCTCTTGTCCCAACCCTCTGTCATTATCATGCCTCTTTGCATTTGAAAACCACTTAACTCCAAATGTCCCATGCAAATCTGAGCAGATGTTGTATCCAACATTTCCATAGTGTAAGAATAGTTATCACTGTTTATCCAAGGCACAAATAGAATCTTGCAATCACCAAAATCTACTTCTGTCGTTTTGGAATACACCTTTATGTTCTTGAACTTTCCATCCACCAGTTCATGCAGAGAATTGACATCATTGGTATTCTTATAGAAGGTGTCATGATTACCAACAAGCATATGAAAGTTGATATCCTTGAAAGAGTTTATAAATCTCTCACGAAAATCTCTAGCGATACGATAGGATATAAACTTACGGCGGTCCATCACATCGCCAAGATGAACACAATGCTTTATCTTGTGTTCTTTAAGATATGGAAAGAACTGTTTCTCATAGAACTCATAGAAATATTCATTGAAATTAAGATTGTCATTTCTTGCGCCAAAATGCGTATCAGTTATAAGAGCAATTTTCAATTATCTACTCCCATTGAAACATTGCCTATGACTGCAATTCTTTCATCATCACTTCTTTCTGTTGGTACTCTATGATTGATTATGGAAGGAAATATCATCAAGTCTCCCGGCTCTGGTTGTAATACATATTCCTCTGCACTGAGATGATTTCCATTAGTAGACATAGAGGATGTCTCTCTCAACTTATTTACAAAAACAAGAGGTGATGTATTTTCTGTAGTCTTAATATAGTAAATCCAACTCAATGCACAAGGCCAATGATTATGAACCTTTATATAATCTCCCTTTCTATACAAGGCACCCCAACAATCAACAGTCTTAAAGTTGTGGTCTGAAATATTATCTTTACACATAGTCAAAACATAATCAGACAATTGTTTGAACTCATCGTATATTAAATGTGACTTATAGTCAGTCATATGATACGAGTCCAAATTTTGCTGTGCTTGTTTTTTCTCTACATCTACACTTTTGAATTCTCTAATAATCTTTTCAAGCTTCGTCATCAAAACCGAATCTGAAAACTTCACTTTGCGAATAAATGTTATAACAGAAAATGATTCCATCAAAAAATTCTTAAGGTCAATAGCACCACCTTCAATCTTAGGTCGAATACCAATTGGTACACTTGGTTCCACTATTTTTCATCTCCATCCATAAAGACTTCTAACCCCTTTGATTTTGGTTGCTCTCTCTTTTTGGGTTTATATACATCTTCATCGGGTAAGAATCTATCTATCAGCGTTTCATCAATTGAATACTTATTATCATCACCCGGCATAATGGTATAAGGTTCATAAGTTCTTTTCTCTACCAACTTATTTTTAATATGCACCTGTTTCTTCTCGGCAGCAATACGCCTAAGAAACGCATAATATATTATTTGAGTAAAATAAGAAAAAGGATTTTTTGATTTTTCGGGGTCAAAGTTGTAAGCATACTGAAGACAGTTCTGAATACCATCAGATATCATTTCATCTCTATAAGAGTAGTTTATAAAATTTGGTCTATAAGATAGATGTGTTGCAATCTTTAAAAAACACTCTCCAATATAATTTGTTAATGGTGGACGGCCCTCACCTATACTTTCAGTATCTAAGCACTTGATCCTCCATTCGCTCATTGCTCTCAAGAATTCTTTATTGTCCACATAATGAACACTCTGTTTTTTTGGCATAATCGTCTCCCTAACTTATTAGTATGTTAGGTACATTATACTTGCTTACACAATAAATGTCAATGAACTTTTTAGGGGTCTTGACAAACACCAAAAGGGGGTATATGATCACTATGTGGGTTGTTCAATGAACTATATCTTTTTTAGGATTATAATTAGCTAATTCATTCTCTAGGTCTTCCAATTCTTTATCTGTGGGTTCTTTTATAACATCAAGTATATCATTCAGTGAAACCCTTTTCTTTTCTTCTTCATAATTTATATGCGATTCAATTATAAATCGATCTAAACAATGATTATAATACGTTAACAATGTACCAGATGCATCAGCCGACATAATAACATTATTTGGATTAAGATTAATTAACAATTGTTCACTCATTGGTTCAATCCACGGGGTGAGAGTAAGTGATTCAACTGGACCGTTCCATGTAACCTTAGAAGTCATCGTCATTCGTAATGGACGACTGATGGTAATTTGTTGTACAGTTGCAAAATTAATTTCTATTCCACTTGGTATAAGAAGACCTTGTTCTGACTCACGGATCATCATACCTACAATATTCTCACCATTAGACAATTTGAAAATTTTAACAGGTTCTTTTTTCATTTTAGTCTTATCCTTGATATTTCGTAGTCAAACTTCTGAGCATCATAAATATTTATTCGTTCATGAAAATGTCTAAGGGTGAAGTTGGGTCTTCCCTCGTAGGATATTTCATCGGACAAATCAAACAATCGTATCGTATCCTTAGTTGAGCTTTTCCGTAGTCCTCTTCCGAGAGATTGCAACACTCGAATCTTAGATTTTGAGGGGGATGTGAACACGATGTTATGAAGGTTACGAATGTTAATACCAGTGCTAAATGTACCATAACTCGCAATGATGATGGCATTCTTTTCATTTTCCACAACCTCTCTTATCGATTCTCTTGTGTTAGTATCTACTCCACCGTAGACAAAAAATACAGGTCTATCATTATACTCTTCGTTCATTAGTTTGTAAAGTACCTCACCGTGTTTTTCTACAAACTGAAAGAGACACAAAGTATTACCATTGAGATGTCCGATTAGATCAACAACAAAATTATTTCTCTCTGGTTTCGTAACAATGTATTCAAGTTCTTCGGCATATCCAAACTCCTTTATTATCTCTCTATCTGCATCAGGATACACTAGAACAATACATTTTATTTTCAGGTTGGCAAGAGTTTTTCTATCAATGAGTTCTTTTGTAGTTATAACATTCTTTGACCTACCAAACAAACCTTCAAGTACTAATCTATGTGTTTGTGTATCATCCAATGTTCCTGTTAGACCAAATCGATACTTGCACTGATGCAGTTTAGTCATAATGCCTGTGAGTGATTTTGCTTTAAATAAATGAGCCTCATCACCAATCACACATCCAAACTGTCTAAAGTATGCTGTTGGCATCTTGTATATAGATTGCCAAGTTGATATTACTATATCCTTGGTTACTTTTTTAGCATGACCTTGATATATCTTTTGGCAGTACGTACCAGAACTCCAACCATAATCTTCAAAGTCCTTGTACATTTGTTCGACAAGAGAAGTGGTTGGTACAAGAATTAATATCTTCAAGTCCATCATATGGTAATAACGAACAAGAAAGTATATTACTAGAGATTTGCCTGAAGCAGTAGGAGAAATAAGCAAAGAACGATTAGTACTAATAGCATGGTGTATCGCATCAATTTGGTAATCCCTAACTTTAATTCTTTTACCTGATAATGTAGGTCTAAGAGATTTGACGAAACCTTGTACAACTTTTTTGTTAATTGGTCGTTCACTTCTGATTCCATTTTCGAGTTCATATTTAACTGAATTCATTTTACAATATTCTTCAACATAGGGAAGAAGGCCTACGTAAATCTCCCCTGTCATTATATTATATAATCTAATCTTACCATCCCACATACGATTTCTGTATGCTGGCATATACTTAAACCCCGGCACCTCAAAGGTGAAGAAGTCATTTAGTTCTGAT